GTGCTTACAATACTAACTCAATGTATGTTGATGTGTTTCAAGATAGTACAGGAATTACAAATTTAACTAATACTGTAAGAGATAGTAATGAATTTTTATCGTCTGTATCAAATCAAATTCAATATGGATTACCTATGGGTGCATATCATAGTGGAATGACCATAGCAAATGGTGGTTGGACTGGTAGTGTTGCGAATGACGAACTTACATCAAGTGCAAGTTATATCGGTGGTTATTTTGATGTTTTATTTGATTTATCAGAAGATTTTTTAGTAAAAGGATTTTATACAAATAGTAGTGGTGGACAACTTTATAAAGCCTATGGAATTTATACTGCTCTAATCACAACAGACACATCAGTATCAGCAGGAGCAAATCCTACAATTTTTCAAGATAAAACAAGTACCAATTATCCACACCCAAATTTATCACCTGCTAATTGCTCTCATTGGCTAACTTCGTCTTATTACTCTACACTAGGAGTTTCAGGAATTACAGATAATTACAATAATGGAAGTAGTGGTTCTGCACAAACTGTGAATTGTGGGAGCGACACAACTATTAACGGAAGAGGCTATGCACAAAATAATAATTTCTGGGGAGTGAGAGCCATATACGATAGGTCAGCAAACACAATAGATATTGCATTTTCTTCATCAGCTGATTTTAGTAGTTTTGTAGATAGAGGTAAAACACAATTTACAAATGTTCCAAGCACAGGTAGATTTATGATGACTTTTGGACACGACACAAATGGTGCAGATAGTGTTTCTGGTACATATGCTAGTGCAGGAAATTCTAATCTTGGAACTTATGGAACTTTAACTACAAATGCAACTGGTTCATTTGAAAGCAACACAATCACAGCTCCATCATCAACTAACAAGATGGGTGCTATAATAACTTATCAAGACTTTGCAGGTACTAACGCATTAAATACTGATTTTGTTTTAAAACTTTCAGCAGATGGCGGATCAAATTATGCAACAGCTACAATGACAGCTATGCCAGATTTTGCATCTGGAATTAAAATGGCTAAGGTAAATGATTTGTCTGTTACAGCAGGAACACAATTAAAATATAAAATATCTTTTGCTAATCAATCTAGTGGTTCTAAAGAAGCAAGGATAAGAGGAGTTAGTTTACAATACTAATATTATGTTATGGCAAGAGTTACAAAAAAAAGAACTACTGTCGAAAGCATAACACTAAAACTTATTTCACAAAAAATAGATCATCTACATAAAGATGTAGAAACAAATCATAAAGATATAATAGCCCTTAAAGAACAAGTAGCTATGGGTAAAGGTGGACTTAAAGTTATTTTTTGGCTAGGTGCTGTAGTAGGTGGAATACTAACAACATTAAAAATAACAAAAGATTATCTATGAGTGATTATGCATTACCATTTACATTTAAGATACAAGAATTAGATAATGGTTACTATGAAGTAACTGTAGTATGTACTGGTTTTCAAACTCCTAATGAAGCAGAAAATTATATTAATACATGGAATAATTTAGTTACTTTATTTCCATGGGAAGATACTCCAACAGTACACTAATGAAAGAACAACCAATAGCAATATCAGATAAAACAAAATTGAGTATGCCTATTGCCAATCTTATAGGTTTGGTAATGATAGTAGCTAGTGTTGTGTTTATGTACAGCGAAATTACTGGAAGACTTACATCTCTCGAAACTTCAAGAGAATTATATGATGCTGACCTATTAAAAAAATCTACACAATTACCTACAGATCAAGAACAATATATGTTACTTGAACATTTAGCTAAACAAGTAGAGGGAATACAAGAAGAACTTGCTGAAAATAGAAACAATAATGTGAACCTAAATCGAGCAATGAAAGATATCGAAAAAATGCAAGTTGTGATAGAAGAGATGAAAGATAAAATAAGAAATAATGGTAATGGAACACACTAATGATAGATAAATTTTTAATTAAATTTTTTGAATTTATAGATAATCAAGTACAAAAGATAGAAGATGTATTGACATTTGATGTAGGTCAAGAACTTAAAAAAAAGAAAAAGAAAAAGAAATGAAAGTAGCAATAGTATTTGCTCTATTGATGTTCACACCAGCAGATTTAGAAAATCCAATGGAGTTTATGATAACTGATGGATTATCTAAATGCCTTAAACTAAAGCGTGAGGCAGTAAGAAATACAAATCCTGATAGAATTAAGTGGGTGTGTAAAGAAGTAAAAGCAGAAATAGAAATTGATTCGTTAGGTAAATTACACATAAACAAAATAATAAAGGAGTAACAATATGTCTGATGCTTTAAAAGAAAGAATAAAAAAACATGAAGGATTTGTAAATGAAGTATATAAAGATTCTCTTGGAAAAAGAACAGTAGGATATGGACACCTATGCGTTGAAGATCATTGGGAAGATGGTAAAAAATATTCTGAAGAATTTTTAAGTGGTATATTTAATGAAGACTTCGCTAATGCTAATGGTTTAGCTTTAAAATTAATAGGAGATATTCCATTAAAACAATCTGCTAAAGAAGTAATAACTGAAATGTGTTTTCAATTAGGATTTAAAGTTTCTCGTTTTACAAAAATGTGGGATGCTCTTAAAAAAGATGATTATGCTACTGCCTCACTTGAAATGTTAGATTCAAACTGGTATAAACAAACACCTAAGAGATGTGAATCCTTAGCTAAAATAATGAAAGAGAGTTATTAAATGTGGTTTAGTGCAATCAAGTTAGCTTTAAATGCTGGTACTCATATTTATAAAAATAGACAAAAAACTAAAATGTTAATGTCTGATGCTCAAATGAAACACGCAGAAAAAATGAGTTCAGGTCAATTAGAATACTCAGGCAAATTATTAGAAGCAAGACAGGCAGACTGGAAAGACGAATTTATTTTGGTTTTATTAAGTTTGCCAATTTTAATGTTAGGATTTTCTGTATGGTCAGATGATCCAACTCATATGGAGAAGATGAAATTGTTTTTCGAATACTTTTCTGATATGCCATTTTGGTATCAATCAATTTTTGTGGGTGTTATAGCTAGTGTTTATGGTCTTAAAGCTACAGACTTGATTAAAAGGAAATAATAATATAGGTACAAATTATGGACAAAATTAATATGATATTAGATGACATAAAAAGACACATCAAGAACGCATTTAAAGGGGCTTGGATTCATAATCATAACTTTAAATGTACATTGTGTTGGAAAAATTTAAAGCCCTCTGTATGGCTTTGTATCGTCTTCCTAGCGTTAATTCTAGGTTTGTTCCTATGAAATATATCCTGATATTGTATATGTGTAGTATCAATACAGGAAAATGCCCATCAAATTCTATATCAGGTTATCAATTTGATACTTATTATGATTGTGTTAATAGCGGATATGCTATTGCTCAACAAACTTTTAGAACACTACCTACACTAGAAGAGTATGATATAGAAAGTATTAATAAAAATAAATTAGTTATTAAGTTTGAGTGTAGAGGTCTTAAATCTGAGAATATTTAACGCCCTTGTCCACGATATTTTTTCCATGATCTGCGTTTAGATTTATTCATTTTACATTTACTTGGATTTCTACCTATTGAAGTCTTATGAAAGATAGGTTCATGTTCAAGATGATCTTTAAATTTTCTAGCCATACCAATTATATACTCCCCACATACCTAATAGTACATAAAGAATTTCCATTATGAAACGACCATACCCCTCTTGCTTCGTACTGTTCCACCCCCAGTATGCCCACATGGTAGAAGAAATCACTGCAAGACACCATCCTATTACTTGATAACTAGCTAACTTAAATGTTGTTAGCAAGAAAGCACTTAGTACAGATATAGTTAATGCAATGTACCTAGCTATCTTTGTTTCTAAGTTTTTCCTTAACTTCCAAATCATATGGTAATTTATACTCGCTATGGTTTAGAAGTAAATCCACAAAATAACTAAGCTTTACTGCCACTAATGAGTCAGCATTATCTTCATGCATTACTAATGCATCAGCACTACCCATCCAATTTTTTAATGTTTTAAATCCTGCACCATTTTTTCTAGCTTTAACTTCAATGATAAGATCAGGGTTTTTAATTTGTATATCGTGAGGAAAGTCAATCAAAGCCCCACTAAGAGGTTGTCGTTTTGCTGACAAACCTTTCTTGTTAAAATATTTAACCAAATTATATTCGGTTCTATATCCTTTTTGTTTAGATTTTTTACTCACAAGGATTCTCCATTTCTTCAGGTTGCTTTAATATCTCTTGAATATTTTGCAATCTTAGAATTGGAAAAGCATCCCATGACTTTTGTATATAGAAAGCTAACTGATCTCTTACTGCATAAGGATTCTCCTTTGCAATTTTGTCAGCCATCATATATGCTTCGCCATTAATGTTTTGCTTTAGCAATTTTCACACCTCCTTTCTCGTAATCTCTATTGATTATAATGCGTCTAGCATCTCCAAACTTACCTATCTTTTTTAGGTATTCTTTTTTAATCAAAGCATCTACTACTTTATAAATCTGCGATTTAGATTTGTACCTAGTACCTTGTAAAATATCATCATAACTAGGAGATATTTTTTCTTTAGTAATATACTGTTTGATAAAACTATAAATTGTGTATTGAGTTCGTGTCATTTCTTTTGTTCCATTTCTAGTATCTGTACATACTCATTCAATCTGTCTATTTCTTTTGCTTGTATAAGATTATCTCGTTTGTAATCTTTTAATAGAGCGGTACACTTATCTAACCGCTCCATTAATTTACTT